GATGGTTGAGTGTTGTTGTGGGGATTTGAGCCGCCAGTAAACAATGTTCCGCTGCTGGTTGTCGTGGTACCACTGCCATCTCCATAGTTCCTGCCGCCCGTTCCTGTACCTATAAATTGACCGCCCCCTCCAATGCCATGGTTATGAGATGGCTCTTCTGAAATATTTGATGAATGAAAAAATTCACCGGCATAAGAGCCTAAAATTTCATTCGTTAAAGAAACGGTTATGAAAACGGGCAATGTTCCGCCTGAGATTGTTAGGAAAATTCCCGCAACGGCATTTGCCAAAGAATTAGAAACTTGAATAGTATTGGAAATAAGATTTATGTTTGTTGCAAAATATGTTGTTGATGCAAACAATCCAGTGGGCAAAACTCCTCCCGCTCCAGCGGAAATAGTAAATGTAGTTCCAGTATAGAAAATTGAAATATTATCTACGGACAGATTATTTCCAGTAGATGTGGTTTGCAAATATTTCATAATAATACTTTGGCCTGTTCCGCATAATGCGCGACCCAAAACTTTGGTCAAGCTTAATCGAGTATTCGCAGCCCAATCACTTTGGAAAGAACCACCGTATGTTGTAATGACACCTAAACTTGTAAAAATTGGCGCCCACACCGTAGAATGAACGTTACTCCATATCAAATTAAATAAATTGTAATATTTAAATCCCACATGCGTCGCACCAGAAAGAGGACTACCGATGGTGCTATCGTCCATCATAAGCCAACCTGTATCGGCCACATTTTTTAATGTTATTTTTGCATCACTTGTCGTAAATGCAGGATACAAGCCGATAGCATCAGTATTTTTTTGAATATCGTCATTGCTAATTTCCTGGCTAGTTGTTGAGATGGATTCTCCAATTTGGATAACAATTTTATCAATGGAAATATTCTGCGTAACATTCAGAGGAAAATTTATATTTAAAATTAAAGCATCATTTCCACTCGTGCCGATAGTTGAGGAATATGCTCCAGCATTTGGAACTGTTCCTGTTACAGTAAATTGCGTCCAACTGTTAGTAATGCTTGCGCCAGGAATTGGAGCACCAATAGGAGTTTCAATAAAATTAGGAGTTGGAGCACCGCTTCCACTTCCGAAGAATTGTGTAACACTAATTGACATATCAGCAGTTGTAGATGGCGTGACTTTCATTGCCCAAAAAGAAATAGTAATTTGTTGAGAACTTAACGTTTTCACCGATTTATAATGTTGCGTTAATCTATTATATGTTCCCGTTCCTGAACCCACCGCTGTATTTGCATAATTAAAATAAAATGGAGGGTTATCTCCAGCGATAGGATTAGCCCCAATGCTAAAAGTTCCTCTAGAAATTGCAATAGTTTGCGTTGGGTCACCCTGTTCATATGTCCAATCGTCCGGCATAAAATCCAAATAATCTACTGAGCCTATCCCAACATTTGAAAATGAAATTCCATTTGACCAAGAATAAAAAGTTCCATTTCTAACAAAATTATAAGAATTGGAAGATGCAAATGGAATAATAGATGAATCTTGCGGAGGCCAATTTTGGCGAACTGATTGCGTAACCGCTGCTGTTGACTTAACAACAATATAATATTGATCTGGCTCACCATTATCATCGAAAGGATAATAATAAACCCTTATATCTTGACCCGCTCCATTGATCGGGGTTCCAATAACGCTAAGCTCCAATGGGTTAGGAAGAAGGGTATATGTATATCCTGTCGTATAAGTTCCAGAAAGTTCATAGATAGCCTTTAGATCGGATCGGGATTTATCTTTGTAATAAAATACAAAACCACCGCTCAATGGCAATCCCGTATCTTTGTCTAAAAATACTTCCTGCAAATTAGGGCTAATCATGTATTGGGGATTAATTGCCATTTTTTTCGCGCCCTTTATATTTATTTAGTTCCATTGTTAACAAAGGTGCCGACAATGCTTTTGCTGCACGTCCACCTGGAATTTTCATTGTTTTATTTTCCATCATTTTTTTAATTAATGACTCTCTTACTTTTTCTGATGTCAATTTATTGGTTGCTAATCTTCCGACTAATCCGCTCGCAACTAATGAAGCGAATACTCCAGGTATCCCACCAGCACCGTATCCAACCAAACCTTGCATCATTTTACTCAATAACTCAGTATTCCTTGCCCCCGTTTTAGGGTTTCTCATTAAGTCGAATGTTTCTTTATTCATTCCGACTAATTTAGAGTAATTCTTAAAATCATTTCTAGTCTCTTCGTTTTTAAATAAAGCTTTTTTTTGATTTTCGCCTAAACTTCTGTATAATCCGCTCAACTTGATGGGGTTAACCTCCCCATTTTCATCAACTGCTTTCGAAAGGTGCGCATACAATGGTAGATGCTTTGATTCTTCAGGTAATTTTTCTATTAATTTTGTCAAGATGGTAGATCGATCGTTTTTCCCGCCTTTTAAGAAATGACTTAGTAATAAATCTGGATCACCACCTTGGCGCGTAAATTTAACTATATCTTTATCTTCAAAAGGTTTGAATTTTTCTCCATATTCTTTTTGTGTTTTTTTATATAAATTTTGTAATTTATTATCTTTATTCCTTAATATTTCCTCTAAATTTATTGTTTTAGGAGTTTCTAGTAAATGATTGTCAGAATATCCTTTAATATATTTTGGAGGAATTATTTTTTTAATTCCGAAAATTTGTGCATCTCCTTCTCCTCTAGGCTTTAAAGCCTGAGTATATTTATCTTTATTTTCCATATGCAAATATTCATTAATTTTTGATTTGGGTATTTGAATTTTTAAAATTTCGCCGGGTTCATCAGAATCTGGCATTCTTCTTGAGCTATATTCTTGAGCGGCAGTCGGTTTATTTGTCAGCAAAGCATAATCTTCGCTATATTTTGGAGATCTTAAGCCTTCTTTTAAAATTCTATCAGCAGAATTTTTATTCTTACCATGATAAAGAGTAACTAACTCATCACTTGAATTTTTGAATGCACTGTCTATATCCTTATCTAGTGAATTAATCAACGATTTAACTAACCCATGCTCGTATCTCTTACCATTTTCGTAAAACTCACTAGCCTTGTCATTTAATTTACCCCGGAATATATTAGTCAGCTTTAAATTATTACCCTCTTTATTGGCTGCATAACGTGTTAAATCGTTAAATAGCTCAGGACTAAATTCGCTCATCAATTCAGGACTTAATTTTATATCTTCAATCGCATTATTGGCAGATTTTTTAAAGTTTTTACGGCCAATCTTAATTCCAGCCTCATCAGCCGCCTTGTTTAGAGTTGCATACCCCGTATTTTTATAATCAGACGCTTCTTTGGAAGCTTTTTTAAGAGCCGATCGAAGTTGCTCACCAAAATTTTCCGGGCTCATCTCCCCTTTTATTTTATTTAGCAGCTCAGATCCTTTATTAGTAATTGCATTAGCAGTTTTTTGCATTGCATTTTCAGAACCTGATCCAATAACATGAGGCAAAACATTTTCGAAAATTCTATTTAATGTCGGAGATTCAACTACACGTCCGAGAGCGGTATTGGTTCCTTTAGTAGCTTCTAAGTTATTCGCTAATTCCTGTTTGGATAAATTACCTCTAAATAATCTAGATGGCCGCAAAGCATTTACCCCAGCTCCAATAATTGGCGCAGCTGCTCCAGCTACAGCACCGCCAGCGGCACCTTCCAATGGATTTTCAGTTTGGGTTGCACCAAATGCAGCTTGAGGAATAGCATTGCCAGCCATCTTAGCGGCCATTCCTGCGGCTTCTCCACCAAGCCCAAGCTCAGGAAGAGCCATAGCCGGAGCATATTGAGCAGCTCCACGCACAATTTTATCTGCAAGAGTGGCTTCTTTTGGCAACTTTAATAGACCAGCGTAATCATGCTCTTGCTGTTTAGGAATTTTATTCGCTAATTTTTCACTAAATAGTTTTGCAATATTGTGAGGCGAATTAATAACGTTATGACCCATCGTTGCTAAGCCAGTTAAAACGTTAGGAGCTAATTTTTCTAAAAAAGATGGATCAAAATCAGCACCTGATTTTTCGGGTGATTTAGTCGAAGCCCCATATTCTTTGTGGATAGCTGCCTTGATATGCTCATCCGACATTTCATCAGGAAAATGCAAAGTATCGCCATTGGATATTTTTATGGTTTGAACCATTATTCAAAACTCCCTGTTTCAATATTATAGGTTCGTTGTTTTCCTTTATTTTCTGGTGGTTTTTTTGTTATATCTGAAGCTCCAATTCCTACAGATATCCTAGCTTTTAATCCAGCATCTAAATATTGATCTAACCGTTTGGCTGCCTGAGCTCTTGCTTTGGCAGATAGTCTAGGAAATTTAGAATCTATAATTTGTGCAGATTTACCCATCAATTCTTGTGTAGCAGAGATGCCAGGTTCTCCTCCTGCTATTCTATTTCTAATCTGAGCCGCTTCATATTGTGCGGCTTGAGAGGCAATAAAGTTTCCCAATTTAACTTGAGAAGCATCGTCATTTTTGAAAGTATCAATGATTTGCTTGGGAGAATAGCCGTTGTAAGTTGTAGCATAATATTCAAAATCTTTCTGTGACATATCCATCAATGTTTTTAGTTCGGCATCTGCCTGTTTTGCCTTTATAATAGGTACTGCGGCTCCTGCATAAGTGGTTGCTTTCGTAAGAGCATCAAGAGATCTCTTAGTCGAAGGAGACATGGGTTTTAATGGAGTTCCATCTGATAAAGTGTCTTTTCCTTCGGAATAAGCATTAGCAGCTTCCCTTATTTGTTCATTTGTTGTTAGATGAGGGTTATCTTGGGCGACACCACTGTTAAATAATAATTCTTCTCTTCCTCTGACGCCTTGGCCAAATCCACCTCTTTTTCTTAATTCTGACATTGCTTTTGTGCTTTCTATTCCGGCTTCTTTTTCAGCGGGAAGATATTTATTCTCAAGTTGCTTCTTAATAAGATCCAGCGGCGTCATTTGCTGAGTACGAGATGTTTCTGTGTCTCTGCTAGCTATCTGAGATCTTAAATTGGGGGCTCCTAATTTTTCTTGCTCTAATTTATATTTAAGCATTTCGGGGTTTGCAGCCGCATTTTGTCGATCCATCATAGCTTTAGCAATTAGGCTTTTTAAGCCCTCTTCTTTTTCTTGAGGAAGATATCTATTTTCAGTTGTTTGTTTTTTTAGGGTTTGCATTCCACCATAGGCTTGCATGGCTTTTCGGAGGACTTCTCCAATACCACCCATGTCGTCTGACTCTAATTTTCTTGGTCTAAATACATCAAACATAGATTACCTCTTTAACCGAATGCCATACTTGCACCTTGTGCGGCCCCGCCCATTCCGCCACCATTAGCAGCGCCGCCAGCAGCGCCTAGCAACATACCGATCAAATCGCTCATTTGCTTATTCTGGCCTGCTGCGCCTTCAAAAGCTACGCCAGCCTTCCCAGATAATATTTGAGCTATACGATCAGCCAAACGGGTTGAAGCTCCATAGCCCCGCTCTGACACCCCCTCTTTCCCCTTTAATCCAGCACCATATAATCCAAGTGCATTACGCATATACTCATTAAAATCCTCGCTAGATAAGTCTTCTGCTAGTTTTCCGGCTTGCTGCTGATGTTGCATAGTTCCCGCCATGCCGCCAGCCGCCGCAGAATTATTAATGGCATTCAGCCCTTGTTCACGCTTAAAGCCTTGTCCGGGAGACTCTTTATAATCTTTACCCATGCGCGCCAAAATAGAACCTGGGTCTTTCATAAGCTGACCATATTCTCCATACAAATCATTCATCGCATTGCGACCTTGATTTATATAGGGTTCGAATTGAGGGTTTATTCTTCCCTCTATCTGATCTAAGTAACCCATACTTGCATCAGCAGGATTTCCGCCTGGCGTTAGAAAATCCATTATCCCGCCACCAACTTTTTTAGCTGCCGAGGCAGGGTTTATGAAATCCATCCAATTACTAGCCATAAAATTTCCTCTTATTAAGTAAGCGTGATCGTTTTAAATATCGGCAAATTGCTGCCATTATTAATGGAAAAACGCCCCGTATTATTCGTTGAGTCGTACATTATCGTTCCGTATTGCGCAGTATTTGTGATAATTCCTGTTGCGCTAATAATCTGATTATTCTGTATAGTTGTTATGTTATCCGCTGATTGCTGAGCTACTTGCGAGCCCTCTTGGCCGATAGCTGCAATCAAAGCATTGATCAATTCATCCATGAACCCTTGAGCAACATCAGTTAGCTTTCCATCTTCATTAACAAATTTATTTCCACGAAAATCAAAAGTTGGTATGTTCATATGTAATAATTAAACTCCCCATCCGCGTAGATAAAACGACTTTTCATCCAGAACCTGAATTGAAAAGTAAACTCATTTCCATAGCCCAAGTCATCATGATAAAAACGGTTTTTATATTTTCCCGCATGCGTCATTTGCATTTGGCTAAACTGGCTCCATGTGTAACCCCCGTCATACGAAACACTGAGATCAACTCTAGGCACATAATCATTGACATTAAGAATTGGAGTAGCGAAAGCGCCAGTTCCATCACCAATAATAGTCGCAACCGCCCACGTATATCCTACGCCTGGATCGACGACGCTAATGGAGCCAATAGAACCAATAACATCATTTAATAGCTCGAATTGGGTTCCATCCAGTAAATTAAACGAAGCTCCATTAAGTAATTCAAAATTTCCGCCAACAAAATTAATAACAGCAGTGGCTCCATGCCCATCGCCCTCAATCAACACGGACGCATTTGTGTAACCAGTTCCCGGGGACTGTACGACAATTGATTCTATATTGTCGCCTTGACCGGTAAATTCTTGATCAATGCCTTGTTCAACAACAAACCATAGGTTATTTCCGATTACGGGGGTGCTGTCCTTGCTTCTCCAAGTTGGCGTTATACGAGAACGTGGGATTTCTTTAGCCTTATTATTTTCATATTCGTAGGTTGTGAAATCAGAATTTATTTCATAAAGATTCCCGTCGTTAATGCTAATGAAATAATAAGCATTATTAAAATAAACAATTTTCTTAGCGATAAAATAATTATGTGCTTCATCGGTTAGATTATAAAATTTGCTCGTGTTGAAGTCGTAAGCTAATGTTAAATTGTCAGACGGATCATAAAACGTCACTACATAAAACAAATGCCCAGATTGTAGGTACATAAAAGCGTAGGATTTATTAGGGAATTTTATATTCTCGAATTTAAGGTCAATGCCATCTGTTGATATTTTCTTAATGTCTTCCCCGGAGGTATACATTAAGAAAATTCCAGAATTTTCATTCTGCGCCGTCCATGCAGTTATATTATTTAACGCGCAAAGAGTGGATGGATTCGATATGCCAAAATCAATATTAAAAGTGGAATTTATTTGATAAGGAAATAGAGAAAGACCTCTATCCGTATAAATATTACCTACGATACTTCCAAGAATTAAAACTTGAGTTTGGCGACCAGGAAGTCTACACCCAGCAATAGGAGTATCTGGCTTCGTTTGAAAAGCTCCCTGAAACTGCGCAGTAGATGGGAAAACAATATAAGTTGTATTTCCTACGGCAATTGGTTGAGAGAGGCGCCATTGGCCAACTGTAACATCTCCAGATTTTGAGCTCATTGCTACAAAACGTGCATCATGAAAAAATACATAATTTGGAGTAAAATCTAATACTTCAGTCACCAAGTAAGAAGCTGGAGTTAATGTCATGCTTGATGACACTGTAATAACAGTAGAACTAGTGTAGCCTGTAATAGTTTGAACTATATGATTAGGATAATAAATCAAGCCTCCAACCATGCTTGCAGTGAATGTTGTTCCAATTCCAGTTACAGTAAATCCAGACTGCGAAACAGTTCCCGTATTGTATGGGTTTGTTCCGGGAATATAATTAATATTATCTATATAATTATAAATATAAAGGTTAATCCCATCAACAAAAGCAACATTATTTAAAATATCCTCATCAATATACACATCTCCAGCGTTTGTGTTAAGGCTAAAAATAGGAACATTAACCAACGTGGGTAATATTTTATAAACACGTCCATCAGAAACGGAAAACATCAAATTTCCTTTTTGACTTGCATATAAGCCGCGTCCGTTACCGCCCATCGATATTTTAAATTTGTAACCTGCAAAATTAATGCTGAAATCATCAGCGTTAAAACTATTTATTGTTGTTTCAAGATTTATTTTTGGATGACGTCCAAACGTAGAAGATCCTACCATTTTCAATGGCACAGGGGCATTTGCGGTTTCAGCAGAACGACCTTGCATTATAGAATCCTAATAATTGAAATCATTGTGGAGTCCATCCGTGACCAAGATTTAGCATTCCCCAGCTCCACATTTGCATACCTGAGTATCGTGTTCTATTTTGGACTGTTAAATCTGGGGCAGAAATATCTAAGAATTGCTGTTCAAAATCATCAAGAGTTTTTTTATTTTGAGGTTGAAATGTAATATTATTTGCTTGGCATATATACTCGCCGAGCGCATATCTTAAATATTCAAGATAAAAAGCATCTAAGGTAGTGGATAAATCCTGATTTAAAACTACAGATTGCAAAGAAAACTTGCCAACAATTTTCATTGGATATGTCATGTCAGGGAAAAAATACATGAAAAGATTCGCGCCACCTAAGCAGCGTTCGACATAATAATTCTGCATAATAGAATTTATGTTTTCAGCGCGTGAAGATCCTTGGTATTCCTTTCGCGTGCATTGCACCATTGACCATCGAACTGTTGAATAAAGAAATGTCAGAGTTTCTGCGAAAACAAGATTAGGAATAAAATAAGATTCTTGACCAACAACAGCATCAAACTGATATTCAGTAAAATAAGGAATTAATCTTTCATTTACAGTTTTTACCGCTAATAAAGCATTGAGATATCGAAGACCAGCATTAAGTTGATATCCCGTGATTGTTTGTAAACTTTGGCTTACACGCCCTGACAGATAATAACTTTCTGTGATTAGCTGTGTGACAGTATAAGTCATAAAATATCCTCAATTAAAAAGGGCGCGCCTGGGAAATGCGCGCCATGACTCCTTAAATTTTTATAGCAAGTCGACGAATCCATTTACATAGATTGTCGTTGCGCCAGCCGCCGATAAAATGTAATCGATTTTTGGCACGCCACTAATTAGTGCTAATGGAACTTGCATTTGTTGAGTGATCGGAACAGCTGCAACTTGACCCGTAATTTTATTTTGACTCGTCGCGATTGCGCCGCCGGAATAACACACTTTTAATGTGTCTCCAGCGGTTGCGGGCGTAAATGATGCTCCAAGTAAGACCACCATGCCGTTAATCGCAGGAACCTCGGTGGTTAGCGTAATAGCTGTTTGAGATGTGGCTACACCCGCTGTAACTGCCGCAATCGGCACGTTAGAACTATAGGTGACGACACTTCCAAGCCCCGATTGCAAGAACACTTCAAACTGAGATGAGGAGTTTGTAATCGCCCAACCAATTCGTCGCATCGCAGAATAACCACTTGAAGATTGACCACTAGGCATATACGGAGCGGTTTGGCTTAAAGAGAGCAGGAATCCAGAAGGATTGTAATTAGAAGGATCTGAGATAGCCCATACTGCGTAAACCGTGCTAGCAGCAATAGTTCCTGTATCGAGGCCATTAAGCCCATTTACAGCTCCGTTAACGGTTGTATTAACTGGCGCAACGGTAATGACGGTACCAAATGGATCTTGGTAGGTTTGACCGTAATAATTACCCACATTGATATCAAAACCATTACTGCCATCGCGGCAAATTAAAGGAGAAATCGTTAATAAAACCGAGGTAGGCGTAACGGTAATGGTACCCCCTTGTTTGTACAAGTTAGCACTATTATAAAGTTGATCTAAAGCAGGAACCGGACTTGCTTGGCTTGAAAAAGACATGGTTTCACCTCAATTATGCAATATTTAACGGGAATACAATTCGAAGGCAGTATTCAGGCTGAGCATAAGATGCCCAGGTAGAATCCGTAATATTCCCTCTTTGGTTTTTACCAAATAGTGAGCCGTAGTACATGCGAAGAGACGCCCCGGTAGCCTTGTTCATGATCGAACTGGTATCGTAAGGATGCTCATCTGGGAGTTTCGGCATCGCCATGAAAAGTGCTTTTCCAGAAACGACCATTCCGCAAATATGAGAAGGTAAAAATTTAACTTGCATACCGGGGGAGATATTTTGATTAATATTTTGATTCAGGCCGACTGTGGATTGAAGCGCTGGGAAAACATTCACAGTAACTAAGCCACCGGAAGAAGATCCAGCTTGCGCAGTTGCTCTGAATTGAACTGGAACTTGGCAGTATTTATAGCCCGTCCAGGTAAGAAAGCGCATGTTATTAAATCCCGTCACCCCATCCTGAAACTGTGCCATGTCTCCATATGCTACAGAATCAGCATCAGAAGTAGACGCACCGCTAAATGTGATCTGAGTGATGTTCTGACCCGTTGGATCGTTAGTGCTAACAACAGTTAAAACTTGCGCTAAATTACCTGCACTTCCAGCAATTTGAGCTGGCAACAAGTTGCTTCGATAATACCGAGCATTTGATCCCTTGTAGGTTCCTAAATCCCAAGAATTTGCGATTACATCGTTACGCGCGGGAACGAATTGATTTAAGCCTGTACCAATGATATCTGGAATTGCCATGTTAGGTAAATAAACGTCTGGGGCTCCTGTTGGAACACCAAATTCAGCATTTAAAGCTAGCATTTTTGCAAGTTGTTGAAATGAATTTATCTGAGTTACACCATCGCCGTAGAATCTGAATGGGCCAGATTCAACATGGAAAGCACCAGTCGGTACAGTTTCGCCGTTAATAACTTTGTTCACGGGCACAGATGAATTTGCGTTTAAAGCAACGCTTGCTTCGATGTCAGAAGAAATAACTTCGACTCTAGCTTTTCCGAATTTTTCCATGTAATCGCGAACGTTGAATATGAATTGTTGAGCGGTAAATGCTTGCGAAGAGTTAGCTGCTTGATCGCAAACTAATGTTCCGAATCTTTGCTCTGCGCCTTGGAATTTAGCAACAAGACCTTGCACAGAAATAGCTCGAGGGCAAACATCGAACTGAATTGTATCGCCAAGATTTTTTTCAACATTATCGAAATTATCGAATTTTTTATTGGAAGTTGAAATAAAACAATTTAAGTTTTCTAAGTAGGGAAGTTGGCTTTCATTATATGTAATAACTTGCTTTAAAATATTTTGCGGTAACATGAGAAATCTCCATAACGTTGATGTTATAGATAGGACTCAGTTACCGTTTGAATTAGCCTCTTAAAAATGGATCATTTTTTCGAGATTCAATCGTGTTCGAGCCGCTATCCATCGTATTTGTAGATGAATTTATTTGACTTAGCGGTTCGTTGACGTGAGGCCAGTTTCTCGCTGAACTATTTTTTTGTATAGAATCAGAAAGTTTTTTCAGTTCACGGCGAGCATACGAGGGAGATTTTTCAGCTAAAATCAGCAGCGACGCAATATTTTGACCATTATTTAACAAATGATCCGTTATTCCTGCGGCATTATCTAATTCGTTAATAAAAGGAATTAGCTCTGCAAATTCGCTTAATTCTTCTCGTCTACTTGCAAGGTCTGGGTATTCTGCCGTAGCAGCATCAAGCTTCCCGAGATAGCTATAAGCTATGTCGTTAATTTTTTGCTGTTCGCGTTGTCTTGCAAATTCAGAAGACTTCTCTTCTAACAACTTTGACATTTCCTCTCGTGCCATGGCCTTATATTGAGCTTCTGACATCTGAGTCATGCCACCCATACTGCTAGCAGCTTGTGAAGCTTGCGCTTTATTTGCTTCGTCTAGCCCACGTTGATAGCCCTTATCAGCAGCGGCTCGTGTGCGTTCATGAACAATTTCATTCATTCTTGAAGCTGATACCATTCCCTCACTTTGAGAGGATGAACCTTGCGCTTGGCCTTCATTACCTGCTTGCACTTGACCTTGTGAACCATTGCCTTGATCAATTACTTCGTTTGTCATTTAATTCTCCTACTATTCGACTTTTAACCCGAGTCAACGGTGTGACATTCCCCTATTACGCATAGGTATCGACTATTTCAACGCGATAGTTCGCTAGCCTGTATTACTACATATCATAGTAATTTTGTCAATCTATATCATCATTTGCCGATATTTTCTTTTGGTAATTCTAATTTTTCGCTTGCTTCTGATGCGATGCTTGCAACATCTGCAATCACAGCCGCAATACCTGCCGGATTTCCCGACAATGCCAGGGCTGCATCCGCTACTACATCAACCCCAACACCTATTTTTGAGATCAAACTTTCAAGCTCCCCAATAGCGCCATTAACTTGATGCACCTGTGCTGCTACTTGATTTGCATTATCTTGGTGTTGCTGGGCTTGCCCCAAAGCTGCTCTTTTGAATGTATTTAGCTCATTTAATCTATTTTTTATAAAATCTAACATTATAAATATCCTTAATTTAAGTTGACAATAAATCTCTTAACGTTGACAAAGAATCCCCACATGGTTTCCAAAGTTTTTTGTTTAAAACACGTTATATCCAAGGAATATTGTGCCATTAAGCGCTGTAGAAGCCGTGTTATTGTAAATAGTAATAACCGCAGATCCAGCCCCGGGAACACATTTAAACGTCATATTTTGGGTTGAGTTCGTGCCACCCAAGATAGTTAGCCCAATAACTGAGGTTGTAGTGATAAAAGTATTGGTCCACGTGATGACATAGTTGCCAGCTCCAGCAGTAGTCAACGCAGAAGTTGTAATGACACCCGCAACGCCGCTAGCAGTGACCAAATTAGATGATTCAGTGCCATTTATTTTAGCTAAAACTATGCTAGATCCAGCAGCCATTGCATTAACAGCAGCTTTAGACATGACATTGCTTGCCACTATTCCGCTATCTGTTAACGTACCATTAGCATCACTGTATTGCGCAATATGACCAGCAGTTAGCGCACCCGCCGTAGTTGCTATCCACGCATTACTGCTAAGAGATAATTTAGCGCCAGAATCCTTCAATTGTCCTGATGTGCTGTTGAATACTGGAACATCACCAACAACAACCGGAAGCAGCACATTTCCACCATCAACCCATGGAACCAGAGTTGCTATACCCGCCGTAATGGTCACCGTAAATAAGCCCTGGCCGCCGTTATAGATTGCAAAAACAAAATCTCCCACCTGGGGCGGATTAATTGATACAGAAGAGCTGGAATTAATATATCCGGCAGTTGTGATAGTAGACAATGAATCCAATGGAGCGTTCAAACGCGCTAGACGCGGTGTTACATCAACTTGACCAGAAAAATCAGTAGTAAATTTGTACATATATACCTCAAATAATTAATCATAAAAACTAAATCCTGGCATTGCTTCGCAATTTTTAGTACTATCAGTACATATCATTTTTTACTACTACCCCTAAATGATTGCACCGCCCAGCTAATCTCTGGGCGGTTTTTTTATTTCTTAGATTTTTTACGTTTCTCACCAGATTCTGAATAAGCAATCGCTACAGCTTGTTTTTGTGGCTTACCAGATTTTACTTCTCGCTTAACATTCTCGGAAAAGCCTTTCTTAGTCTTGGCTTTAGATCCCTTAATTAATGGCATTATAATTAACCTTATTTATTTTAGAGTTAAAGCTAGTGAATATGCCCCGAATTGTTTGCATTTACCTCTTAACCCTTTGCAAGATTCTTTACCACAATTTTCGCATGAAAATATAGGTGCGACAGAATAAGTAAACAAAAAATTAAACCTATTTTCTGTTTTAAATAAATCACTATAATATTTTCTAAGTTCCATTTCAGCATTTACCTTTTTGAACTTTCATTCTTTTTTCCATGCTCTTAGGCATCATCTTATTGTCTTTTTTATCAGATTTCTTCTCATCTTTCTTCATTGGAGCTGATTTTTTCTCTTTCATTTTGACGTTCCTCTCTATCAAGTTTAGATTCATTAACTTTGTGGATATGTTCCAAGGACTCCTTGGCTTGTTTGTGCTCCATTTCTTTTCTTGCCATTATCATATCTGCATTAGCTCTTACTTCTTCTGCGTGTGCACGCGCAAGAGACGCTTCTTTGTCTGCTTGAGCTATTTCACGCTTAATTTCCATTTCTTCTTTTTCGAATTGCAGTTTCTGCATGGCTATATCGCGCTCTATCTCCATTTTTTCCCGTTTTAACTGCATGTCCTCGACTTTAATAGTAGCCGATGCTTGCACTTCCATAGCTTTGTTCTTTGCACCCATGGCTTTTGGATCATTAGCCATCATTTCTGCTTGCATTTGTTTCTGTTCTTGACCTGCTTGCTGCATTTCTTGTTGATACTCTTCAGCTAAATCTTTTAGAACGTCAGCGCCGCGAATCTCGAGATTATCGATGACTAACTTCAATCCTTTTCGCTCGATGAATTGTGCAAATCCGGGGATTGCTTTGCATAGTTGTATCAACTGATTTAGTGCTTTAGATTTTTGAATTGCGAAATTAACTCCTGCGGTGACTTTAACATGCAAAGCATTGCTGTCGTAGTTCATATCCACACTGTTGGGATCTTCTTTATCGTTAATTCTAACATAAGATTTTTTACCCTCTCGATCAATTACCGGAATCGTGGTTGGCGTTTTATAATATTTAGGAATTAAATCCACAATAATAACTGCAACTTGATTCAACGCTGCAAGATAATTAACGACAAACGGCATTGCAGCAGCTTGAGATTGTGTAGCTGCTTCAACGATGGCAACACCCGAAAGTTGATTGTCGTTAATACCGAGAGCAGCATCATAAGACCCCAAAACATTTTGAATAATTTGATCTGCTATTGTGATTGCGCCCATTATCTCTGGGGGTGCGGACGTTGGTTGAATTTCTCTTATTGGATCAGGAATTGCATGATCTGGGTTGTTATCTTTAAACGCATTAACAACTATTGTATTTGCTTGCTGTAAATCAGTAAGAGAATTAAGATAAGAGCGTTCCTGAGGAATTGCTTCTTTTTTAATTATGAATTTAGCCGTGTTTAATCTTTCTAAATATGCTGCTAGTGCCTGACCGCCTAAATTTTTAAGCTGCTGAGCGCCTTTCGCATTAATTGCGTAAGGTCGTGTTAACTGCTTGCACATACCTTTTTGGTTGTCGTATAAATCTACTGAATCTCCATCTACAAAAACGTCTGGAAGCTCATTAAAATCTGTTTCTGTGTATTCGAGAATAAATGTTTCTATAAAAATATAGCGACAAATTGTGGTTATATTCGCGTACCACGTGTTACCGACGATGGCCGGAAGTTGAGCAGTAATGTTGCTTGATTGAAATTTTTTAACAAATTCTTTATATTCTTTTTCTGTGAGAACTTGGCCGTCCACAAGCTCCATCATCTTTGTTTTCTTTTTCTTTTTCTTGAACATTTTGCAGAGTAAAATTATATCGTCTGTACTGTTATTGAATGCCCAGCTAAAACCTTCCAGTGAAGATTGGCTGTAGAATTTTATTTCGTCGATATTGATATGAGAAAATTCTTCTTTAAAATCCTCTTTGCTTTTCGGAAAACATTCGAAGCTGTAATTTCCGTCGCCTTTGTGCGGCTGTTCAGCCATGGGATCAAAACCAGTAAGCGTTGGAAATCGAGCTTTCCGCATCTTTATAACTTGACGATTTGATCTTGCATGAGCGCGCTCGGTTACTACTTTTAAATTAGCAAAGCCACCAGAAATAGAATCTCTATATGTGTGATATTGGACATTGGTTTTTGCTGCGTCATCGAGTATATGCCGGAAATGTCCTTCAACGACTTGCATGGTTTGCGTTGATACTTGAGCTCCCTCATCTTTTGAAACTTCAATCCCTGGCTCTTGCTTTGAAAATTCACCGCAAAGTCGTGATAAATATGCGGGTACGACATTAAATTCTAGATTCGGCATTCCCAGTGTATCGTTAATATTTCTTTCCGTTTCTGTAATCGATGTTTCAAAAACAAAACGCCTGAACTCATTGAACATTCTATAGTTGTCTTTGAAATACATATGGGATTTTTCAACTAACTTTTTAAGAACCGGTAATTCTTTTTGGATTTCATCACTCGGAACCCTTGGAGATGCGGGCTCATTTGTTACTGAATTCTTATCATTTATTGATTCTTGCATATTCGATTCTGCGCCGCTAGAGCTAATCATCGTTGAGACCTCAGGCGTGCTAAAGTATTTGATTTCTGCATCATTTCCGCTGCCACTGATTCTGATTGGTTTTTACTATGTTGCATAGTATCAAAAGGTAGGGCAAAAGTTAAGCCCAATGCATCAGCTTCGTCAGAGCTACGGACCCCGCGCTTTTTCATTGTTTCTTTTGGTTCCATTTTAAGCCTTGAATTAGAGTCAAAACTGTATTTAATATTGCATAAATCAGCGTGCAATGAATCAGAATCGGGGATTGATGACGGTTTATCTTCAAGCCATTGCTTTGTTAACCCCCACATTTCAGCGCGCTTGTTAGAATATAAAGACTGATCTAGAGGTGTTGAGCCTGCGTTGATACCAATAACCAGCTCCTTTCCCACGAGTTCGTGCAATCTGTCTACCACACCAGCTCCAAGACCACCAATATCAACACAGACTCTGTCTGGGTTATGATCTTTAATGAGCTGATACAATATCCCCGCGACTTCCATGGTGTCTTTTTTAGTGTAACTTGTGAGATTATAAGCGCATCGACCGCGTCTGAAGATTATAGACGTTCTATCGTCACCGAATCGCGCGGGGTCTGCGCCAATGATGAGCTTACCCACACCTTCGGCTTTTGTTTTGCGTGCAGCCATAACTAAATTTGGGGATATATAAGTGTCGTCGCCCGATGTTGTAAAAGCTTCCACCGCATTATTGGGATATTCTTGATTAAATGCTTTAAGACCGTCACCACCGCCTGCTGACAGCTCTATAATCTTCTTCCGGCGCCAAATAAGTTGAGGCGCTGATAAATCATAATGACGAATTAGCTCATGCTCGCCCTCAATGATCTGAAAATCTTTATCGATGTCGCGCTGATATTCATCTTGCCAAAACCAGGGTAAAAATATGGGGATAAATTCAGAAAAACCGCTTTCGGCTTGTTGCCACTGCTCGTGAAAATAATTACCCACGCCTCGAGCTGTTGACTCTAGTATTATCTCTGTGCCTGCGTCCCCGGGGATTGCTTGTAATATTCCTTTTGCATGTTCGCTTGCATTTTCCCACAATGCAACTTCCGAGCCGTGGAAGTATTGTATCGTGCTTGATCTGCCCACCCCCGCATTGCCGGCCGTTCCTACTTTGTAGCCGCTGTCGAGCAATGTAAACGACAATTCTTTTGCTGAGCATGCCCCGAGAGCGGGTCTTACGATTTGAGGGCAGTTATCATAAAATCTTTTAGACATCTCAAACAAATTTGAAGTTGCTTCACCTTCGTGCGTCAATATAAATGCACGCACGCCACGCCTATGCGACACTCCATGAAATATTCGTCCTCCGGTGTATGTCGAGAATCCACATTGACGTCCTTTGAGAGCAATAACGCGCACTTTACCTGTAACTAATTTCTGATGTTCTATAAGTTTATGTGAGTACAGCTGAGATTTATTTAGCTTGAATGGAAGAACGAGACCTTGCTTTGTACGTATTTTTAAGCATTTATCAGCGTAATGAACGAAATTGTTCTTGAGTCGAGAACGAATTTCTATTTCATTTTCAGTCATCTTTTAGCTTCAATTTATAGCTTTCTATTTTTTCGCGTATTTTTTCAAGAGATTCTGTTTCGATAAGTCGAGAGACTTCTCTGAGTGCAGCTTGTAGCATTGATTCTGGTGCATAAGTTGCTACGTACCACAGAGACTCATCTTGCGCCTGTAACTTTATATATTTTTTTAACAAAGATAATTTCATGGCGTTAATAGATTAGATAATTTATCAAGTAATGATTTAAGATCATCGGCTCGATCTGCATCTAGATAAAATATCTCTGAGATATTCCGCAAGATAATATAGTTTCTCGTCTCATTTGAATTGAAATAAGCTATCTCATCAGTATTAACATAAAAACCATCTGAAATTTTAATCAGCATTTTTATACCTCGGATTCGACTTTAGATCATCTTTAGCATCGTTTGTGATTGCTATTTTAGCTATGTCATCAAACGACAACTTAATATTGATGTGCTTCTGACAGACAGCATAAAAATTCTGGATTCTTTTAGTTGTTGGATTGCTGAAGTAAATTAAGCATTTAGGCGTGCGCGAACAGAAAATGCAAAATTTACGACGAGAGTAAAGATAGTCAATAGTTTTTTGTACATCAATATCCGAATAATCCATTGAAAACCCCTCCTTGGAACAAAAAATTCAAGCATAGCCCCACGCAAATGAAAATTATTTTATCGCGATCTGATAAGTGCACGCTTATTCCTTTGACAAAACTTCTAAGATAAAGTTGGATAATTCTATTAAATCTTTTCTACACATTGTTCCGCCAAGAAAAGGCTCATTTTTCTTATTGTACGTAAGCTCTAATCTAAGATAATCGTTTTTTTTAGAATCAAACATTATCGTATAGTTTTTACTTTCTTCTCTGCATGATTTAAATGTTTTTCCAATAAAAACATAAATCATTCAATTTCCTTAAGAGCGTCTTCATGACTAATCGTGATTTTATTGTCTACCGCTATTCTTTCACCGTAGATCCGTGGCGCTAGTTTAGAAGCTAGCCACTTCCGAGTATCAATTCTTATTTTTGATCGCTGTACGAGCTCTGTGTTAGCCCTTGTGTTGCCGAATTCATCTGTGATCAAATCATTGCTACTATTGTCAGCAATTTCTAAGCATTCATCGACTAAATTTTCAACTTGATCTTTTTTTGCTGTCTCATACAGTGTCGCAAAATCTTTATTAGCGATACGCCACTTCATTATCGTTGTTTGTTTTGGCCAATTTGTGTTCAATTTACAAAGGTCTTTGATAGACATAACACTAGTTGCTATTTTCTCGCAGATTTCGAGAGCTTGATCATGATCATAAAGAAATTCAGGAGCTCCGCGCTTGGCAGGTTCTTTTTTTATTGGAGTAGTTTTTTTTGTGAGTTTTTTTTTCGCTATTGTTTTTTTCGTCACAGATTAGCTCTCTTTTTTTTGATTGGGTTTTCGCCCGCGTTTGGGTTTTTCTAGAATTAGTGGAGAAGAAAGACTTGCAGGATCAGCAGCTAAATAATTATCGACAACTTTTTCATCTAAAACTTCAGTGCGACCGAGACCCAAACACGCTTTACATTTAATCATCAGCGCACCCAGCGCGTAGTGCATTCGCTGACCTTTGCATTGCTGACATATTTCGTAAGCCATATTTTTTCCTTTTATTGTTGCGTATTTGTAGCGCAATTAATTATTAAAGTCAAATTTATCTGTTAGCTTTCATTTTTGCATAAAGAGTTTGTTTTTATCTTTTGTTATTAAGTTATGTTATTAAGTAATGTTATTACAGTACACATGCTGTAATCGTCGAGTACACATGCTGTAATCGTCGAGTACACATGCTGTAATCGACTATTCATAGTTATCCACAGAAAAGCCTAAGTTATCCACAGAGTTATGCTCTCGTGAGCAGCTCTCTATTAGAATCTGCTCACAAGAATCGATAAACCCATGGTCAAATTTGTAGTGATTATTGCTTCGATTTTTACGCGTCACTACTATTAGATTTAACTGTTCGAGCTTTTTTATTGATTTATAAAGAGTTGACTTTGATCCCATTCCTGTGGCCAATAAAAGATCAGTTATCTCTGGCCAACACGTATCTTTTTTGCCCATAAAACTAGCGATATTGAAAAGCAAAAAACGGTCATTGCAGTTGAGTTTATATACTGTCGCGAGCGCTGAGCGATTAAAATGCTCGATGAGGATTTGCTTTTGAATTGATTGTTTAGTAGTTTTTTTGATATTGTGCAATTGATAAATCCCTTTTTTATAGCTATAGACTCAAATCCGTTAGTCGCGCGCATTGTATCTATAGCTATTCTTTTACGCAATAAATCCCTAAAAAAATATTTCAAAAAGATGTTGACTGTAACGCACGATTTATTTAGTATGTCTTTATCAAGTCAATCAACAGAAACAAAAAGGAGTACGACATGCACACTTTCACAAATCAAATGAAATCAGAATTAATAAAATTATTAGACGCACAAGAGCTAGAATTGAAAAGATGCTTAAATCATTTAGAGCAAGAAGGAAGATTGTTTCTTATAGATGGCTTGGTCTGGCAAGATGATTTAGTCGAACAACATTTAAAAGATCAATTCGACGATATTTCAGACGAAGCATTGAACGATATTATCGAAGAATACTCACTTCGTGATTTACAAAGCGACATGATAGACAGATTGAAATATTAAACAAAGGAGAATAAAAATTAAGGGCACGAAATGAAAAAAAACGAACTAGCTATATTGATACAAAAAGAAATTGCAAGAATTGGTTCAGGATTAGTAGTTTGCACGGCAGAAGACGCTATATTTATGATTCGTCGCATTCTAGATGACGATGCGAGAAAATCAAGTCCTGGTTTCAATCCTGATGATGAACACGGTGGATATTCATTAACTTAAAAAAGAGGTTAAAAATGTTCGAACGATCACTTTTAGACAACGAAATAATAGAGTTAACTGAAATTGAGAAGGAAGAGGCATTAAGAAAAACAATTCTTTCTGCTCTCAGAATAGAAGAAAGACAGCACAATCGTTACAGATTTTATAAGCGCGAAACAGTTACAGTAATGACGCGAGATTCTGAGCCAGATCAACCAAAAAAACTATGTTGCGTAATTTTATAAAATAGGAATATAAAAAATGAGAACTTTTCTAAGCATTTTAACGAGTTTTTCTTTCATATCAATATATGTTCTATCAGTTTTTAAAATTGAACATGTTATTAATTGGTCATGGTGGTTGGTTTTAACGCCATTTTATCTAAGCCTTATTGCGCTGATAATAATTTATTTTATTGTGAAAATTTCAGATTATGGAGTTCATTTCCATAATCTAAAAAAGAAATCAGATATTTTTAAACACATCGATGAAAAAAAATGAAGATTAAATTTTATTGAAGTAAAATTATTCAACATTTAATTATTTAAAATAAGGATTTTAGAGATGGATTTTTTAGTTAATCTTATAGTAATTTTGTTTTTAACTTTAGTGTTTTTTGTTCTCTCCCTTGCGGGAGTAACATGGATTGTATATAAAGAAGAAGAAATTGGTTGCGTAGAAAAATGGGAAAAAATGGAACCGAAATACTCGTTTTTTTCAGGATGTTTAATAAAAACCAAAAACGGCGAAGTAATTCCCTCTTCAAACTACAGAATTAATGAAAATGGAGGAGAAAAATGAAACCATTTAATCTAGAGCGTGCGTTAGAAGGATATAAAGTTATGACCACAGATGGAGAAGAAGTTAGTCAGATAACTATAATTGGAAATATGGAAACATTAGCTGGAGTAGTTTCAAAATCTATTAGAATTTTAGATCCAGAAAAACTTTATATGCAGCCAATAATAAAATACGCTAATCTTTATTATGATGATTACTCTAAAATTTATGGCATATCAGGCGTATATGACAGCTATTCAAAAGCACATCAATCGTCTGGTTTTTCTAAAATTTATGTAAAAACAATCAGCTTTGAGGTGTAAGAATGACAAAAGAAGAAATGGAAAAAGTTAGAGATGAGCTGGAGACACCGGAAGAAATGAAAGCTTTTGATAAGGGACATCAATCAGGGATGTTAATGTTTTACGAAATTGCTTTGTGTGAATCGAAACAATTTCATGCGGCTATAAGGGTTGTCTTTATCTCAATGATAAATGAAATAAAAAATAGGGAGTGAGCAATGCTAAGAATAAAACAAATCAAATCAGAGCGAAAAGAAGAGAAAGAACAAGAAATTGGCAAAAGTCACGAGCACCGCTTGTTCCATCGGCGGCACTCACCTGCTGTTTTTTACGCAGCACCCTCGGCAGAAGAAAAGGAAGTCAAAAAAAATGGCTGCGTGATCTTATGAACAAGTGGGGCAACGGATCACCGAAGTTTATTTTCGAAAATATGAGAGATAAGTAAGCAATTTATTATTAAAAAATTTACTTGCTTTTTTAAGGAGAATTAAATGTTAAGAGTAAAATGTATGTTGTGCGAAACCAGGCTAGCCCAAGGACTACCTGAAGATTCAGAAGGATATATGTTAGCTCGAGAAATACACTTAAAACATTTGCATAATGAATGTAAAAATAAGGTGAAATCCAAGAGCTTTCTAGAATTAGGACTAAAAATCTATTGTGAAAATTTTTATAGCAAAAAATATCCTTTAACTTATGGAAAAAATGGAAAATCAAATGAAAGCAAGTTTGTTTAAATTTTTTCATAATAGTAAGGAAAAATTGATGATCGCAAAAGGATATTCAGACGCTAGAAGGACGCTTATATTTTTAGGGATAGATTCAAAAGTTCAAGAGATGGATGGTATTGCAGTTCAACAGCCACTAGGATCGTGGAGAATTACAGCGACTAAAAATTCAAGAATTTTAAATAAAAACGACGTAATTTTAAGTGACTCTATAGAATTAATAATTCATTCGAGGTTATGAAAAATGAAATTATCGCAAGTAAGAACTTTCGAACGCAAAAAAGACGCAAGAAAAATAGCTGATAAAATAATTGGATGGGAAGTTTGGATCATAAAGCATTTTAACAATTTTTCTATACGCTGCGACGGAAATTGTTACTTGAGAGAAGATGGTTTTATTTATTAAATTTAGGAATAAATTGAAATGACAGATGTTAAATATTATTTTTTAGGGATTACTATTTTTTTAACAGTTGTTTACGTATCTGCATTTATTACAGATTACGTAAAAAACAATCACGATTATAACTTAAAAATGGCTGCTATAGTTAAAGATCAGACATGTAATTTTTCGGAGTTTGAATGATGAAAACAAGTTTCGAACAAATTGCGGAGGCAATTAATTTTTTAGGAAATCAAAGCGTTGCTTATCATTATCTAAAAAATCCAACTGTATCTGAAAAATTATTGGTAAAATATTTATTTAAAACATCAATTGATGAGAATAATTTTAAGGAAGAAAAAAATGAAACCGTTTAATTTAAAGCGAGCACTTGCGGGTGATCCAGTTGTTACAAAGGATGGAATAAAAGTTGATGAAATATTTTATCCAAAATCAATAAAAAATTATGAAGATGAAGAAAGCGCAGTAATAGCAATCATACGAGGTCGAATAAACGTACTTGACATTAACACAGATTATCTTTTAATGGATAATACTTTTAAAAAACTATGGATTAACATTTATAAATCCCATGGAAAGGATAATTATTGGTGTTCAGGTGTTCATGATTCTGAGCATGAAGCAAAAAACTGTATCGCGGATGAAAAAATATATTTAAAAACAGTCAGCTTCGAAGTGGAACAGGATCATGTGTGACCACATAACCGGAGTTACGAACAAATATCTTGGCTATGGTTGTGCTTTTGAACTTATGAGCAAGAATTATAGTAAATATAATGATCATCTTACGGAGGGTTCTATTTATGAATGCAAATTTTGCCCCGAGTGCGGCGAAAAACTAGAGGTGAAAGATGACGCCGATTGATTTATTAGCAAAATTACTAGATGAAGCAATTTATACGCTGCATTTAAAATTAGGGCGTATGCCAGCAATTCATCAATTAACAAAAGATCAAAGAGAATGTTTGGAATTTTTGAAGAATCACATTAATTGTAGAAGAGAAATTATATTGCCCGGGTGGTTGAAATCATATATGAAAGCTAGAAAATTAATAAAACTGGATGTTTAAAATGACAAACTGGATAGATGCTAAACAAAGATTGCCGGAAAAAAATGGACGTTATCTTGTGGTAGAGGATCATAATTACAAGTGGATAGGAATTTCATCAATGAGGCAGGGTAAATTCGATATGCCTATTACTCATTGGCAGCCTATACCAGAACTTCCGGAGAACGAAAAATGAATCTTGAAAACCAGGTTTGCAATCTTGAGCTGGCTAAGAAGCTGAAAGATATTGGAGTTAAACAAGAAAGCTTATTCTTTTGGGTTATTACAGAAAATGCTAATGAAATAGTTGTTGAATCAAATTTGAAATTTGACCATTCATTCCAATTTTCAGCATTCACCGTGGCTGAGTTTGGGGATATGCTTCCTGAAACAATATATTTAATGGATAAACCTAAAATTCTAATTATGAAAAAAAGGAGTAAATTTTTCATAGGATATAGAAACGAAAATTACCGTATATACTATTGTGAAGAAACATTCTGCTGTGCCGTTTGTGATAAAAATGAAGCCAACGCCAGAGCCAAAATTCTCATCTACTTAATCGAAAATAAACTGATGGAAGTGCCAACATGAATGAATGCTGCAAAACCTTAGAAAAAGTTAGTATTTGCTCATGCGTGATAGATGCTTATAAAAATTACGATAGACTATTGGAGTTTGTTAAAAAAATATCAAGAATACAAAGTTTCTCAACTGCAATTTGTTGGCACGTTCATGGTGATGCAAAAGAGTTATTAAAACAAATTGGAGAGCTAGATGCCTAAGGTAAAAGACCCAGATTACACGTACAAAACCTACCGAGTTTCTCTCAAGAATATCGCCGTTCTGGAGAAGACTAGCTAATGAATTTAGCATCGAAGTTTTTCCAGGCGGAAATTATTTTTAATAAAATAAGGGATAATCTTTATACTGCATTAGATGAATTTTTGAATGATAAGCAATACTCAGAAATAACATGGGACTATTATGATATCTCAATAGAATTTTTAGGATGTGATTTATCATTTGATCTTGACGAAAAACAAAGGAGTAAACTCTGGGAAATGGGCTTTGTTCAGTGTTGGGTTTGCTATGGAGATAGATCAAAAAAATATGTTAAAAATTCTGGGTATACAGAGAAGCATTATCATAAAGATAGGAAATAATGGAAACTTTTAAGACGATTTATTTAGAAAACATTTCATGGGGTGACCATGCATTATTAGATATTTTTTCACAAGCATTTAATTCTGAAATCAGACTTTTAAAAATACGTCATCAGACATCCATTATGAGTGTTGATTTTTTAAACGAAAATCAAATAGCTGCTATTAATTTTTTACGTAAAATATTGAATGAAAATACAACATTAAGGCCGTCAGGCTGTAAAATAAAAATTAATAAAGATTTAGAGGAGTTTTTACAAACTTTAGAAGAATTCAAGGAATGTGAAATATGATTTATATCCTCGACGAAGATCCCGCTAAATGCGCGATGATGCTTGATGATAAGTTGCTTTCTAATACGATCAAGAATATAGCTAAAGTATTATGCGCTGTGCATCATGTTTATGCAGAAAAAATAGAATTTAATATTATATGTGGGGTTAAAAAAAATATTCCTCTTCCTTATTATCGATATAAGCTTGAACCAATAGCGGATTATCGGGATTGGGCTATGAAATGCAAAGCCAATTATTTGTATTTGTCCCAATTAGGATTGGTATGTTTCATGGAGACTGTTTATAGAAACATTAATAATAGACGGATTAGAAAAGACAAATATGGATCGGCATTAATCTGGGCTAGAGACAACGTTCCTGATCTTCCAGACCAAACATCAGAACCTACGCGGCTTCCTTTGTTTATGCCTAGAAAATATTGGTTATTCGAAAACAACATTAAAAACCCAAGTAAAGTAGATATATCGAGAATAGAAACACACAGAAATTTCTACAAAGAAAAGCTGCGGAGAATTATAGCTTATAGAAATGATCCGCATGAGAATAGAATCTTTAAAGAATCAACGTGGACAAACCGAACGCGGCCAGAGTGGCTTAAGGAGATTTAAATGTGCTCTATAGATTATGATTCACCAGAGTTTTATGATGAGAGAATAGTTAAAGCTAAAAAAATCCATAAATGAGTGGAGGATCTCTATGAAAGATTTAAAGCCCTGTGCGCACTGCGGATCGCCAGTTGATTACTGGGAATCAAAATCTATGTTGGGGACAACTTTGTACGCAATAGAATGCTCATGCGGGGTTAAAACAATACATAAAAACAACAAAAAAGAATTGATAGAAATATGGAATAAAAGGATTGTGCAGCAATTTTGCTCGCATCCAAATCCAGCAATCGAGCACATAGGGGAGAGAAATATATAGGCTTTGTTGACAATATATTTCAGTGCAAAAGATGCGGAAAGATAAAATAAAGTGTTGACCATTAAGCACCTATATTCTATAATTATTACTCTGATCAAATAGGATTTAAACAACTAAGGAGATTTTTATGCAAACATGGTCACTATCTTATCTTAAACAAAATGAACATCTAGGAACTATTATAATCGATGCACAAAACTTTCTGTGTGCAATCGCCAAAGCCTCATCTTTAGGAATAAATCCTAGCGGCGCTGTGCAAGGTTCTCTTTTAGAAACTAAAATTCGAAAATACTATAAAGACAAAGTGCTAACAGATGCACAAGTCAGAGCCGCAAAAAGATGCTCTCATTAATGAGTTATAAAAATTACTCAATATCAATAAATTATAAGTTGATCGCTGTGAGAGATACTCGCAGCGACGCTCTAGAATATATAAAAAATAATCACTTGGAACATGCCGAAATTAAAACTAATGTTTACAACAGGATAGAAAAACATGACCATGCAGATAATTAAATTTGAAGAAATAATCCAAAGAGAACTTGATAAATTCAATCCTATGGACTTAGCTATTGCTAAAATATCAGAAAGTTATTTAGCGCTTAGTATTTCAGATTTCGAAGACAAGGACGGCCATAAAACTGTAAGAGACGCTAGATTGTACGTTAAAAGTCTGCGGGTAAACTTGGATAAAAGACGCAAAGAAAGCACTTCAGATGCCCTTAAATTCAAGCAGGCTATAGACAAAGAGGCATCGCGGCTTAAGAGTTTGATAGAACCAATCGAATATTATTTGATCTGTTTAGAAGACGGTTACAATCTAGAATTAGAACGTATAAAAAAAGAAAAAGAAGATGAACTTCAGAGAATATATTTAGCAAGGGTAAGTGCTTTACAAGATTTTGATTTTCTATTCAATGGAATTAATTATTCTTGTGAATATGATGAGCGAAAATTTACTATTGATGATTTAAAAAATGCTGATACAGAGGTTTTTTTGAATTTTATAATGGAAATTGATTTAAAATATGCTGATTTTAAAGTTAAAAGAGAACTTCAAAAACTAATAGAACAACGAACAAAACAAAAAGAAGATGAAGAACGAAAAGAAGCTGAGAGAATCGCTAGAGAACAACAAGAAATAGCGCAAGCAGAGAACGAACGACTCCAAAAATTAATTTTAGAAGAGCAGCGTGCGATAAACGAAAAGTTAGCGCTAGAAGAGAAATGTCATCAAGATGCATCCGAACTACTGCGTATCGAACGTGAAAAATTTGAGGCTGATAAGTTGGCTTTTGAACAGACTGTAAAATTAAATTCCGAAAAATTTACTAGTATAGAGGCAATAAAAAATCAAGAAATAAATGATATTAAAGATCATTTCCAATTATCAGTGTTAACGGGCATAAAAGATCAATTAATTAAGAAATCAAAAGTGGATATTTTTGGATCAAATTGTCAAGACGATATAAGTGAGATAATTAAAAATTATCAACATCAAGATGAAATAAGCCACGCAATAAGCACAGTCGCCCAAGAATATTTTGTTCATTTTACTTTTTCACAATGTGAAATTGAAACACTTAAGATGTGCTTGAGAGAAACTAAATACGATTTACAGGAAAACCCATATGATTTGAGCGTTCTTCTTATAGAAGAAATAGACGAATTACTTGAAAAGTTGGAGAGCTAATATTTCATGAAAGTATCATTAATTATTATTTTAAGCATACTTAGTTTAACGGGCTGCGAATATATAGACAGAGTTAAAGCGCATATAGAAGGATATTCTAAAATGTGCATCGATGGAGTTACATATATTCAATTCACGTCGGGCGCAAGTGTGGCATATGGTGAAGATGGGCATGTAAAAATTTGTTAATCAATGGATTTTATTTATGATATTTGATGGATGGATGAAAATACAAGATATAAAACAATCAATAGTTCCAGAAAGCTTGTATATTTTTGCAAATTTTGAAAATAAAGATAAGGATATAACGAAATTTTCTAATTACTTCGATGATCTGAAAAAGGAAGTTCTAATTGGACATCTATATTACCTTAATAATAAGATGCATTGGGCGGCAAATACAAAATGTTCACCTTGCCGCATGACTCATATTCATTGCATTCCTAATTTTGATGGCACATAAAACATTAAATATGTTCCACGAAGAACATATAAATAACCTACCAATAACCTACCAATAACCTACCAATTTATACCAAATTGGTAGTTGGTCAGTTAAAATTTACTAACAATAATGCTCACGACTGTATCCTTAATCGCGCGCGCTATAGCTTGGTCTTCTTCGGTTAAATTCTCAGCAAAATAAACTTTGTGGACTAGATAGATAATAGCTATCGTAATAACAACTATCCTAAATTTATTGCGAGTGCTTATAGCAATTTTTTTTTTCGACTTTGGATTTTTTTTCACATAAACCTCAATTACTATGGAATGAGCTCATAATGTGGTAAATCTTGAAATCCCTTTTCTGGAATTTCTTGAAAATTACCGTTCCACGCTCCACCCCATCGAATTGAATGGCTAATCTTACCTTCTTCTTTTAATCGATTAGCAACTCCAAGGACATAACCCGCAAAAAAATTAAAATGAGCTGTATTCAGATAATCCACTGGACATGGAATAACATCAATAGCATTTGATGGCATCGAATTATGATTTCCATGCGGAAATTTTAATTGAGTTTTTCTTTGAGCAAAATAAGAATCTTGATCAATTTGATTTCTATGTCCTTCTGTAACCATGCAATCAAAATTTTTAATTATCTCAAAAAAAATCACCTGTAAGTCTAGGTGACATGTTTGAATTTTACTTAATGACTGCGGACTGAATTTTGGCATTGCAATAATCTCGCGGAGATCCATTGATCATCAATTGTACATAATTTAATACTAAATTGCAAGCTTTATTGCGGTATTTCGAAATTATTGCGCAAGTAATTTTCTATTGTAATTTTTGCTTTCTCCCAGTCGTCGTATATTAAAGCCGTTGCAAATCCCGCTAATTTCATTAGCTCGAGCCATTTTTTTTGATTTTGAGTTATTTTGTTGTTATTTACCTTAAGTTCTATCCAGAGGCCGTGATAGGATTTATTTGGATACGCTAGCAGTAAATCGCTAACTCCTGATTTTACGCCCAGAGCCTTCAGTTTGGCTCCTGCATATACACTACATCGTCTTTCATTGGCAATATGAATTAAATAATTTCTGCATATTGGATGTAGAGATGCCCAGCGCAGAAGTGCAATCTGCATATCATGCTCTGCATTCCTTTTTTTATAATTATTCATACTAATGTCTACTCTAAATTATTTTATTATGACCATTATACATCTATGATTTTTGGAGGCAATTACACGGATAAAACCACTTAATAGTGTTTACATGTAAGCATCATTACGTTACTATCCTGCAACTACTTTAAAATTGGACTACACCATGAAATATAAAATTATTAAATTGCGTGAAAACGAGTACAGGTTGCTATCGAAGAAAAGTTTTTTGGAATGCTGGATGTATTGCGGTGGCTACTCAAATTTAGAAGACGCAGAAACTAGCCTACAGAATCGTCTAGATTATGAGATTAAATCTAGACAAGATAAATTGGTTCTGCAAACAGCAAAAATAATTAGGATTGTGACAATATGATTAAAGTTAAAACAGATGAAGAGCTCAATATCCGGCAAAATATTATTTTTGGATCAGCTAAGATTATTTCTAATGAATTATGGGACTTACTTGCATCACGCACAGAAGAAGAATTTAAAAAACATACAGTATTCAAAAACTTGGATGAATCCGAAGCTTTAAATTTCTGGGTAAAAATATTGCATCAAACTAATGCAAGAATATTTATTCATATACAACAAGTTTTAAATGATTATTCGTGTGATCTTGATTTCAATAAATTAATCACTGACGTTACAAACGGTACAAGAATAATCTTAGGTTTGACAGTTAATGACCACATTAAACCTGTTGAAATTGATGAACCTAAGCGCATTATTACCAGAGGAGTCTAAAAAATTATGAACTCTAAAAAATCGACTAGAAAATTAAAAATCAATCTACATACCAAAATTTTTCCATCTACTAAAAAAATATTAGATGAAACATTAAAAGCGTGGAGAAAAATTTACACTGAGAAATTCAGTCAAACAGATTTATTAGAAATTGCAATTTTACACTTATCGCACCAAGAAAAAGAAATTGATATCAATAAATTCTACGATACTTATGTTAGGAAATAAAGTGTTGCTTATTAAGCACGATTAAGATAATATAGTTTAACTTTAGGAGATATCATGATAAAAAATATAGAATTAGGGATTTATTCTGACATACCAATAGAGACATATCATCGATCCCCAGGAATTAGCAATAGTGGAATCTCTTTGATACTAGATACGCCTGCCAGATATTATTATGAATATATAACAAAAAAACAAATACGAATTGTGGGCGATGAGGAATTTGATCAAGAAAAAGAAAATGAATCTATCGCAAAAACGATCGGCTCCATGGTTCATTGTTTAGTATTAGAAATAGATAAATTTGACTCTATATTTGTTGTGAAACCCAAAATAGATAAAAGAACAACAAATGGGAAATCAGAATTTGCTTCATTTATGGATTTTAATGCTGGAAAGACATTCATCACTCAAGGAAATTATGATAAATCATTGCTAATAGCTGAATCCTTAAAAAATAATAAGATATTTAAAAAAATATTATCACTTGGAAATTATAAAGTTGAAAATTCGATATTTTGGAATGACTTTGACAATGATGTCAAAGTTAGATCGAGACCAGATTTTTTTAATGATACTCTTATTATAGATTTGAAAACAACCAAAGACGCCTCTGAAGAAGCTTTTGAAAAAAGTATTTTTAACTTTGGATACCATCGACAAGCTGCTATTGCCTTAGACGGATTTGAAGCACTAGGACAACCTAAACAACATTTTTGTATTCTTGCAGTAGAAACAAAACCTCCTTTTCTAACTAATTTCTTTAGGCTTAAAAATGATGCCATAGAAAAAGGACGCGAAGAATATAAAATAGGTCTTGGAATTTATGGAAGTTGCTTAGCGAACAATGTATGGCCTGGATATTCTGAAATTATTAATGACATTGGCTTGCCATCTTGGGCACAAAAAAGGAGCGCTTAATGACGACAGAAATAACCACATTCAATTTTGAAATCAAATCTTTAAAAGAAGCCATGGATTATGCAAAGCTAATAGCTGACAGCGATCTAGCTCCAAAAGATTTCAAAGGTAAAGCCGGAAATGTTTTGATTGCAATACAAATGGGCATGGAAATAGGCCTTAAACCTCTTCAAGCCATACAAAATATAGCAATCATAAATGGTCGCCCCTGTGTTTGGGGGGATGCAATGCTCGCATTAGTTCAACATCATTCTCTCTGCGAATATATAAAAGAAGAAATGAAGGGAGACGTTGCGTACTGCACAGTTAAAAGAAAGGGAGAACAAGAATATACTTACAGCTTCTCAAAAGACGAAGCAAAAATAGCGGGGCTAGCTGGAAAAGCTGGATGCTGGACTCAGTACCCTCGGCGTATGCTGCAAATGAGAGCTCGAGCTTTTGCGATCAGGGATAAATTTGCCGACGTTCTAAAAGGAATAGCCATGGCTGAAGAAGTTATGGATTATCAAGATGCTGACTTTAAAGTTGTTCAATCAGTTGAGGCAAAAGATTTGAATGAATCTTTGGGGTTTATTAATCCAACAAAAGAGGTTGATACCTGCGATACATCAACAAAAACTCAACAATACGATATTTCAATTCTAGATAGAGAAATACTTGACTCAAGCTCAATGGAATCCCTGAAAGAAAACTTTGAGAAAAACTACAAAATAGTCAAAGAAAATAAAGATCATTTATCACTTCTTACAGAATCAAAAGATAAAAGAAAGAAGCATCTTGAAGATAGGCAACAACTATCCGATGAATTGAATATATTTTATGGTTGCACCGGAGAAATTAAATAATTAGCAAAATAATTTATTGATATCAATCGTGCTTACGGTGTAACATTGATTTATATAGAATGCGTCAATAGCTCGGATGGTTAGAGCAGGGAACTCATAATTCCTTGGTCAATGGTTCGAATCCATTTTGACGCAAAAATTATTGATACGTAGCTCAAAGGTAGAGTTCGTCACTGTTAATGACGATGTTAAAGGTTCGAGTCCTTTCGTATCAGAAAGTTTATGGTGGCTTTTAAAAAGAATTTCGCAACTCATTTGCGCGAGGGAGGGTTAAAAGCTGCCACCAGTTTATGAGAGAGAATATTATTATGAGAAGATTAACTACGAAAAAGCTGAATGGAAAAATATCTCACCCGTTTAAGGAACAAAATGAGCGATATAATCGGAATGTTTTTTTATTTGTTAGCAATAATTGCTTTCATTATTTTAATTCCTATGACAATTATCCATTCTATAGATAGAAATAAATGGCTATATGAGCATTGCGTGGTTATGGGTAAAATTTCTGGGGATATCGGGATAGGATTCTCAACTAACGGTCAAGCAGTTGTAACATCATCTTCACAAAAAATTGGATATAAATGTGATGATGGGAAACAATATTGGGAATAGAGTTTATGACAATAGCGGCGTGGACAATGACACGCATAATCTTATCGGGTTCAGACTCGCGGTTCGACTCCGCGCTCTCGAGACATATTGGCGATAAACAATATGCAGTAGGGATGGAAGGGCTGTCTAGCAGGTGCAATTCCTGCCTATTGTCACCAAGTTTATGGTCATAAAAAACGTGCAAGACGATCGCTTGCAGGGTTACTCGTACCTACAGCCGTTTTATGACCGCCAGTTTATGAATCCAGTAGATAAAAAAAATCTGAGCATAAAAATTAATTATTGGGATGAAGGAATAGCGTTTTGATCTGTAAACACTGTAAAATACAATTGACAGAATTTGAGATAAAAATTAATTTTAGATGGAAAATGGCGCCTATACTTTGCATGAAATGCTACGAAAATAGGTGTAGATGAATGAAGTATTATTTTTTAGCGACAGTAAAAATAGATCCACACCCATGGTTCATCCAGATATGCAAATATCAGGAACTTCAAGCTCATCCAAATGTAACAGATGTTATCTTGGTTGATGATTTACATTGCAGCATAGATGAAATATTACATGTCGTTAATGACGATAATATTTGGGTAAAATTATTGGTAGAAGACCCTATCCCAATAGTTGAAAATTCAGAAGAAGCCATTAAAATCCTCATTGAATACAGAGAGGAATACATAGGATATGGATGGAAAGTAAGTGAGTATGATTTAGGAGAATTATGAAGCAACTTCGCGTGGAAAACCGCGCGGGGAAGATGTGAAAATCATCAATAGATCTGCAAATGACCAGAACACCTGTAGATATGTTGCTTCACCAAATTTAAATGTAAAAAGGCAGCTTATGGCAGAAAATGAAGAATATTCGAATGATATATTTCAAAATAAAATAATGGAACTTCTGAAAATAAAACAAGAAATATTAATGGCATTCATTGCAAAATATAGCATTCAGCCGGATAAGATAGTTATCGTAACTACAAAAGGAAGTGATGAAAATGGATTTCATGAAGCTTGGCATATCCGATCTAAAGATGATTTTATTTGTAAAAATTGTCATAAAGAACTTAATTTTTCACTATGAGGTAATAAATGTTAGAAAACATGAAAGTTTCAGAATTAATAAATATTGTAAAACTTTTACAAAACTCAAATCCTGAAAATTGCAATAAAAAAGAGGATATGCGCTATGTAATTGTTAGAACATATAGTGCTGGGGTTTTTTCAGGAAACATAGAATCAAAAAATGGAAAAGAAATTATTTTAAGAAATGCTCGCAGACTATGGAAATGGTCTGGTGCTGCATCTCTTTCTCAATTAGCTGTCGATGGTGTTAAAGACCCAGAAAATTGCATGTTCCCGTGTGAAGTTGATAAAATAGAAATTTTAGAAGCAATTGAAATTTTAAATTGCACTGAGAAATCAAAAAAATCTATTCAAGGTGTGAAAGTATGGGAAAAATAAACAATGGCTCTGGCTATGGCTCTGGCGATGGCTATGGCGATGGCTCTGGCTATGGCTCTGGCGATGGCTATGGCTCTGGCGATGGCGATGGCTATGGCGATGGCTCTGGCTCTGGCTCTGGCGATGGCTCTGGCTCTGGCTCTGGCGATGGCTATGGCGATGGCTCTGGCGATGGCTATGGCGATGGCTCTGGCTCTGGCGATGGCTATGGCGATGGCTCTGGCTCTGGCTCTGGCGATGGCTCTGGCTCTGGCTCTGGCTATGGATGCGGCGAAGAAACATAAAGGAAATAATTTTCGACATGAAGTCGAAAACCGAAAGACTCGAAATAAAAAATAATTGGCAACAATCTGAATAACTGATTTTTCAACCAAAAGGAAAGTATAGAAATGGCGAAACAAAAGAAAGTAAACCCAGAAAAACTACTAATTGCAAAAGAAAAGGCTAAGAAGAAAGAAATTAACTCTCATTTGAAAAATATTAATGCACTTTTAGTTAAGATTCAAAAATTAATGTCTGATGAAATCAAGCCAATTTTAAGAAGAAAGAAAAGAAATACAGAAAAAGTTTAAATTTAATGTGTTGCGCCACTAAATCATAGTCAATGAGGCTAGTGGCGCAAAATATTACACCGTATATTCTCGTATTGTTATCGTAGAAGCTGCTGCGCCCCCATAGACTTGAGAACCAGATATTCCATTTAAATAAATTGCTGTAGAAATATTATTCCCCGCTCTTACATTGAATGTCATTAATGAAGTCAAACCCGCAATCATATAATATTTAAGAGAAACTGAACTGACAGCATTTGTCAGCGAAGGATTATAGAAAGTTGCAACCGCCAAAGCATTTGTTACTGAATTTACAAAAAGAGCAATTCCATTCTGAGCCCCCTGAGTATTTGAAGCAGAAGATAACTGAGCAACCACTTCTATTTCTAATAAATTAGTTGAATTTAATGGAGTATAGGTAGTGCTCATAACTAAATTACCGCTTGTATTTGTAGGTAATGACATTAGCGGCAGAGCAGTTGATCCAGGCGATACTAAAGAACCCGTAGAAAAATATCCCATTTGAACTAAAGCATTAGTGAATCCTAAGTTAGTGATGCATAAGTCAGGATCTTGAACATCAGACAAATTATTGTTTATTTGCAAAAAAGCGTTTGTTGGCGCATTTATTCCATTATTTAATGTTGACATAAATTCCTCTTATACGATTGAAAGACCAGAGCTTTGTGGTGCCCCTAAAATTGTCCAAGTTGTGTTGGCTACAGTGCAGATTAATGTTAGAGAATCGAATTGATCTGTTGATGAAATGCTGCCTCCTGTTCCAATGGTTGAGGTAACCGAGCCAATGTTGATGCTTTGTCCTGCATTTTGAGCGATAGTAAACAAACCAGCTCCCTTGCCAATCACGGATTGGTAGGATCCAAAAGCTGCCGTTGTTGGCAGTGTAAAAGTAATAATAGAAGATCTATTTGCTATGTATCCGTTATTCGCGACCATAGCTTGCGTCGCACCCGTAACATCAGTCCATCCCGCGGGACTTCCGCTTGTGCTGATGACGATAGATCCAGCCGCATTCCCAATAGAAATCCCTGTTCCTGCCGTTAAAGTTGCAGGGACTGGAATAACTCCTGTTGATCCAATTAAAATTTGGCCATCGGTCAAAGGTAACCACGTAGGAAGACCTGAAAAATCGCTTCCTAGAGCTGCTCCTCCTGTGGGAGCAAGACCAGAAACAGTATTTAATGCACTGGCGTATAAAATCGTATTCAGTGCATATGTATCAGAAAAAATTGACGTTGTTTGAACCCAATTCATGCCGTCCGCTCTCAACAAAGATCCTGATGTTGTTGCAACATTAGGATATGAAGCAGTAGACCAAAAAGGAGCGGAAGAGGCGCCAGACATCAAGGGACAGTTAGTTGTGGCAGTTGGAGCTAATAGTGCTATTTCAGATGTCGTAGAATAAGGAATAGCACCCAATGCTGCTGTTAAATCTGCGCCGGTGCCGCCCAATGCTAGGTTTATCGGGAAACTTGGCAATTGAGAAACAGTTGCAAGCGTGCCACTTATGGGAAAAGTAACGGCAGTATTAGCTGTTAGCGTTGCCAAGAAATTATAACCGGCCGTAAAATTAATCAGGCTATCTGCTAATTTTTTTCCGGTTAAATCGGAATATGCAGCAAGATTATTTATCCTAGCTACGGATGACGGAAAAATATTTTCAGCTAAAATCGCCATGTCATTAGAGGCACCATATGGAGATCTTCCTAAATAAAGCAAATCACCATTAAGCAATTCAGATGCTGGATTCGCTAAAAAAACCTGATTAATGTTTGATGACATGATTAAACCTCAAATTTATTAATAATTGCAATTCTGTAATCTTGTAATCCTGTCATTTTTTTAATACCTTAAATTGATTAAAAATTCGAAACCCTGGTAAAGCTGAAGTAATTATTCGCAACAGGCGCCCCATACGATTCAGAGATCGTGCTATTAAAAGTCATTGACGCATTATCTGTAGACCCATTAAAAAATAATAATCCATTGATCTGAAAACTTGATCCGCCACTTCCGCTTCCTTGACCTTGAACAGTAAGTGTTTTGGTTGGGCCTATAAGGGAAATTATTATAAATCCTGTTGAGCCTGTTGAAATGCGTAAAGTTGTTGTCACTACGTAATTCCCAGGGGCTAACGGTGTAAATAACCCTGCGTTGTAATAGTTATTAACGTCAGATTGTTTAGTATCGAAAACAACTGTCCTAGTTCCTGTTGTTGCTGTAGGAGTAGTAGCCAATCCATACGAGCAGGTTACCGGAACTAGGGATTGTGAAGATAAAAACCAAGCAGACCCATTTGTTGAAAAGATCGCCGATTCATTAGCGATATAAGGAATGGAAGATTGTCCTACGATTGTCCCCGTGGGCGGCGCAACACTTACAATCACTCCAGCGTTTGTCTGAAATTGTAAATTAATTTGCTGGTTGAGCCCCGCATTAACCGCAGGCAAGGTCACTGTATAAGACGATCCGCCTTGGCATATTACGGTAGTCCCAAATGCAGCTGACGTCAAAATAGTTGTGCCGGTAATTACTGTCACTATATTTCTAGCGGGCGCTCCAAAGATTGTATAAGCAGATGGAGAGCTTGCGATCTTAACTACATCGACGTTTATTTCTCCGCCTGCTGGGATAGTAATAACTCCCCCGTTGAATCCTGCAAGAGTCGTTGATGCATCAGCACTTTGCAAAACAGAAACTGTAAAAAGCGTGGTGTTTATCATTCTAACTCTTAATCCACGGCTAGTGTCGATAGTATTTAAAACAGAATCTATATCCGCGGCAGCGGGAAGTACCCATGTAGAATTTGCAGTTGGTGAAAAAAGAATTATTGAACCGACTAATTGTCCATTTACAATTGTCCCAGAGTTTGCGGTTAAAGTTACAGGAGCTTTAACAAGGGGAAGTGGAGCACTCATTTCTCTAACAGCGATCGAAGATGAAAAGCTATTAGGCTGCGTGAACGCATTATTAGTGCTTAATAGCGGAACACTTCCACTGGCCGCCGGAAATGATACCGTGAATTTTGTTCCGGTGCTGCCTGACCATTTAAAGCTTAAAATATTTCCAGAAACGTTAGGATTTACATCGTAGGACTGCATGTTAGCATCAGCAACGATAAAATTAGTGGTAAACATCATACCGGGTAATGCGTTATCAAAAGCGCCAAAATGATAGCCGCACTGCAACCCATTGACACCCGTGTTAAATCCTATCCCTCCAGAGAAACGTTTTACGTATTGATTGTCTGCTGTGGGAGCCCTGCTATTAATAGCTGTAGTGGTGCTATCGTTAGCAATATCGCAACCTGAAAACCCACCCGATTGTGGATAATTTCCAAGTCCGATATTGTTATCGCCGCCTAAGGCTGACGCACCAAGTCCTATCGATAAATTATTACTTGCAGGTTGCCAAGAAAACCCCAGACCTGATAAATTTCCGGTGAATGTCGGATTATTAGACGGCAACGGATTAATATTATCGTAAAAAGATGACGCGATTAAATTCCCAGATACGTCTGTCGTCGCAGATCCTCTTTGTATCGAAAAATATGAATAACCAGCGCAATTTACTAGTGACGGAAATGATGGACTGGTCGATAAAATCGTTGCGCCAGGAACCGCCGCTCCTCCAATGAAATAGATAAAATATTGAGTACTTGGATCCAATGATCCTGGAGTAATTCCCACAACATCGAGGCCATTAATTCCAAGCGTCGTACCATCCAGAAAACTTGTTCCTGAATTTTGTATATTGCTTGCGCCCGTAGAATCTTTGCAAGCGAAAGGTTGCACAACAAGCTGCTGCGTTCCAGCATCCGAAAACTTACCGCCCGCAGAATATAACGGAGAAAAATAATTAGCAGCACCATAAATGCTTTGCTGATCGAGAGATAACTTAACATCAGCTCCGGTAATAGGTGCAAAAGGTGAAACCATTGATCCTATTGTTGATCCAGACGTTAAACCTCGTATTGTCTGAGTTGCTGGATTTGGAGCCTTTGAAATAAGAATTTTTTCATTAATCATTTTTTACTCCACAAAAACATAAGGAATGCCTTCATTAACCATTTGATTGCCTGTTTGATCTTCAACCCAAAAATTATATGCAACAGGAGGAGGCAATACCCCAACTTTTTTTTGATAATTTTGAGTATAAGGACTATTTTTAAATGGACTTACCATATTTCCGAAATTTGAATTCGTATACATTATGGTATCTCATACATGGAACAACTATAAGAAGCCGAAGTTTCCGGAGTAATAATGCTAATCGTTGCTCCACCCGGAACAACTAAAACAGAAGGCAATAATTCTGACGTTGATGTTGATGTTGAGCCTACTGGAAATACAGCAGTGGTAGTTGAAGAAACCCAAACTCTTAAACCTGGATCATATGAAAATATTAATTCATAAAATTTAAAAGCAGTAGGAACAACGAAAGAATCTGGCGTGTCTTCTGTTAAAATTCCCGCAACAATATTTACAGATGGAACTCGTCCAAATGTATTTTTTCCGTTTATATCTGCTTGCAACGCTAATTTAGTCATTTTATCACCTTAAAGTTTTATCATTACATTCCAAAAAGAAGATGGTTGAGTGTTGTTGTGGGGATTTGAGCCGCCAGTAAACAATGTTCCGCTGCTGGTTGTCGTGGTACGACTGCCATCTCCATAGTTACTGCCGCCCGCTCCTGTACCTATAAATTGACCGCCCCCTCCAATGCCATGGTTATGAGATGGCTCTTCTGAAATATTTGATGAATGAAAAAATTCACCGGCATAAGAGCCTAAAATTTCATTCGTTAAAGAAACGGTT